GCGGTTGAGAGTTGAAGCTCGACATCAGCATAGGCCAGTGGTATACGATTTGACATAGATATTTATATTATAACATTTAATATGGTTAAAGTGTTCTCCTTTTTTTGCCCCTTTGCTCGAATTACAACTTTTACAAAGAGGTTGAATATTATCAATACCATTACTCCCTCCTTTGGATAGAGGAATAATATGGTCTCTAGTCAGACTAATTTCTGGTTCTTCTCGTAGACAACCTAGGCACATATAACCACAAACTTTTTTAACTATTTCCCATTCATCTTCCGTGAATTGTTCTTTTGATTTAGCTTTTAACGACCTTCTATTATTTTCATGTATAGCAGAGTATCCTTTCTTTAGTGAAACCCCACCAAGCCATCGTGGATTATTATCCAATGACCTTGGAATACAGTTACTACAATAGACAATATTCGGTTCAGAAGTTTCACCATTACAAACTTTACATGTTCCTTTTTGTCTTACTTGGTTTTTAGTCTTTGTTTCACATATTCCATTTCTTGATTCTATGTAACTCTCAATCCTACCTTCGTTGGAACATTCTTTAGAGCAGTAAAAATTCATTCCTCTATTCTCTAAATAGGCTATTCTACTTGGCCAAATCTCTTTCTCTCTATTACAAAGGGTACATCTAGCCACTATCGTTTTTCGTTTTGATTGGTAACAACATTCTCTTGAGCAGTTTTTTCCTCTTCCAGAGTTAATCTTACCAGTCGTTGTTAAGAAAGGTTCGTTACAAGTTACACAGTTTGTTTTGATAAGTTTCATAACACGTTTAAGGGTTATCTTGGTTAGTGATTGTGCCATCAAGAGACACGTTTTGTTGGCTTCGGTACTTCTTTGGCATCCGTTTATCGAATAATCTAATATCGTTATCACTCATGTAGTTGAGAGCCACGTAGCCGATACCAGTAGCGACAAACTTCACATTGCGCTTGCGGTATTTAGCTGTTGAAAACTTTAGCTCACAGTAAAACTGATACACCGATATTGTGTCATCACCGCCGATAGTGCCTGAGCCGATTAGGGTAGTACCGCAAGCGTATGAAGTACCGTAATCAACATACTCGCCAGTTCCTAAAATAGTACCAGCTTGAATATAATCATCTTTATCAGTCGATACCCACACTTGTAATATTTGGTCTGGGGCAATCAGTCCTTTGTACCTCCATCGCTTACACTTCTTTAATCTTTCCGTACCATACAGTTCACCACGGGAAATCCAGTAGTTATCTATGGCTAGGCCATTGTCATCAAAGCCAGTAAATAGTTCGTAGGTAGTCTGAGATACAGGGTCACCGCCGTATAAGTAACCATTAGCCTTGGAGAAAGTACGCACCCCATAATAAGTGACTGAGACTGTATCGGTTACTGTATCCGCTAAAATCAAGCGATTATTCTCTGTGCTATCTTCGGTACAAGCTATCAACGCATAAGTGTCCCATGAATCGATACACACATCGGTATAGCCGTATTTAGTCCAGTCAAAGTGTTCAAAGAGAGGCTTGGTGTAGAAATTATCACCCATGGTATTTTGTTTGAGTATTTGGATTCTTGGATTAGTTGGATTCGCTGTATCCATGAAAATAATACCAGCACTGGTACTAATAGCTGAGCGTAGGGTCTTGATACCAATATCAGTTCGGAATAGGATGTTAGTAGGGCTTACATCTGCCAAGTCTAAGGTAAATTGATAAGCTGAGTTAGCTTTCATCGAGAAGTATGAGCCAGCTAGCGGTAACACTGTCTTAATCGCATCGCCTCCAATATCTTGACGGACAATAAAACCTTCACCAGCTAGTCGAGTGGCCGACTTAGAGAAGTCCAACACTCCTTTTACGGTACTGTCCTCCCACTGATAAGTAGCTGTACCGGCTCCAGTTTGCCCTGTGATGGTAAAAGCGCCAGTCGTGTAGTTAATTGTTCCTGTGCCACTAATAGAACCTACTAACACGCCGTTATAGTTGTCAGTAAAGACTTCACCAGAGGATGTGTCAGTGATAACTACAGCGAAACAAGTCCGCCTTGCACCACCCGCTTTAAAAGCTAAAGTACCTGATTCAACCGCTGTCACGGCTTCACCAGTGATTGTAGTGTAGACGGTACTGTTTTGAGCATCGATATACGAGCCATAAAGTCCAGTCGGGTCTTTAGTTACTCCCCATAAAAAGGTTCGCCCCTTGTCTATCAAGCCATAACCTTTAAAGTTTTTGGTGGATAGGTACATATCAGTGTAACTAGCTGGATTGGCAGTAGCAATTTTATACAGTCCAGTCGGAGACATGATGAAAACAAACGCTCCAGCGAGTGAGGTATAGTTTGAGAAAGTAACATCGCCAGCGGTAAGTCCAGTGATCACGTCGGTCCAAGTCGCCACGTTTAAATACTGGATTTTTGTCTCGACCTTACGAAATCGGACAACCGTACCGTCTACTTTATAACCAGTGTGTTCACCGTAGTTTTTACCAGCCGCACCGTTACCACCGATTGACTGCCTGCCCCTCATCAATTCAATGGCTCCACCACTGGTATTTATCCAGTTCATTGCGCTAGAAGCAGCGTCTTTAGGGATAATCTCATCGTTTAAAACATTATGGATTCCTTTTGAAAAAGCACCGATGACGTGTTCCATACTATAGGTATGCTAACTTAGTTTCAGCATCTTCTTGGGCTAGGTCTGCTAGTTTTTTATCAAACATCGCTTGGTTTTCTTTTTGATAGGATAGTGCTTTGTCTGTTTGTTCAATCGGGCTGAACTTAGCGGCCATACCGTAAGCGATAATCTCATTCTTGGTGGTAAAGAGGGGGCTGGTACTAGCAGTAATATCGGCTGGTATTTTTTTATAGTCGTATTCTACTGTTTTTACTGTGGTTGGTTGGAGAGTGAAGACTAAACGACTATTGACTGTATCGATGTAGCAGAATCCGTCAGTATTTAAGTAGTTGCGCTTTTCTGCTTGAGAGATAATCCGGTAAGGAGTTAGTGTTGTTCCTACTAATACCACTGCTACGTTAGCAAAGTTAGCGTATGAGCTTGGTCGATAGCCACTTGGTACACCCATATTGTTAAATGTTCCACTACTTAAGCCTGAATAGTTAGGTAGGATTGATTTGAAGTCTGACGGTAGCTCGATATATGGTACAGAGACACTGGTAGAGCCTGAAAATGACGATTTGAGCCATTCCCACGGTCTATCGTCACATATCTCGTGATACACCTCATTAGCTAGTGCTAGAGCCTCACTGGTGGACAGTTCCGATGAGTCATCGACTTGAAGAGTAAAGCGTGAAATTATTTGAGTACCAGTCATAAATATATTGTTAATGTTGCTATCCCCACTCCCAGAAGGAGCAGAGGAGAAACACTAAGCACTAGGCATTAGCAATCTTAACGTCAAGAAAGTACTGACTTCCGTCGGTGAATGTCTTAACAGCTGCAACAACGTCTGTGAAGATGTTAGTTGTAAGCTGTTTAGCTTCTTCGCGCATCTCAACTTCTGGATTGTCTTGGATAGCGACGTCGATAGCACCTTTTTGCCCGTAGTAACAGTGAACAAAGTTAGTTGACCATGACACATTTGTTTGGGTCTCTGAAAGAGTCAAACGACTTGAGCCAGTTCCAACAATTGTCAATACAGTTGCTGAAGTAGCTGTAGCAGCTAGTCGCAATGTATCAGTAATCTTAACTTGGTCAGCAGCTGATAGGGCAACACCTTGAGCAGTGGTAGTTCCTGGTGTATTGATGAGGGCAGCAAGGTTGGTGATAGTTGCTGCTGCGTTAGCACCAATAAGTACGTTACCAGCTGTGGCACCAAGTGTAGTCATAGTTGTAAATACAACACCACCGATAGTGATAGTTTGTGTATCTCCAAAGGCACCAGCTGAGAGCAAAGTTGCTTCACCAGTTAGGTTGTTTGAGACATAAACTTCAGCGCCACCGATGTTACCAGAAAATCCGTTCTTGAAAGTAGTACCTTCGTTTGAAAGTTCCTTTCCAATTGGGAATTGTCCGATAGCTGACAAACTGTATGGGTCCAGTACCCAACATAGGTTAGTCATTGGAGCGTTGTTTGCAAATAACTTAGCGTAAACTTGCATTACCATTTGCGGTACAGTTGTACTTGATAGGGTAATCGGAGTTCCGTTAGCGTCTGAAGTGGTCAAGTTACCAGTGTCGAAAGCTGCGAAAGCGTTACGTGTTTCACCAAGAATAGTAGCGTCTAGGTATGTTGCAACCTTGATAGCTACGTTCTTTCCAGCCACCATAGCTGGATTAAGTGGGCCAGCTTGGATTTTCTCCAAACGTGCGATTGGGAACACAGCACCAACTTGTACGTTGATGGTCATGTTTTGTTCTGAGTCTGTTACTGGGTCGATTGTTCGGTCAGTAAGGTTTGAGAAAGAACGAACACGTACTGCTGAGAGGTCAAGAGAGAAACGGGTAACAGTGTCACCAAATTTCATTCCTGGTTCATAACGAGTGTTCGCAATCTTTAGTCCTACTAGTGCTTTGCTGAGGATGTCTTGGTAACGCAAGATAAACTCGGTCTTAAAATCTGTAAGTGCCATGTTAAAGTGATTATTTAGATAATTCCGTTATCCGTTATCACAGATGGCTATTGGTTACCGCCCGAGAGCGTCGAGTTTGTCAAAGTAAGCCTTCCGAGTGTCGGGGTTAGCTAAGATTTGACTACGTTGCTCTGGTGTAATTTTATCAATATCCACATTGCGTTCGACTGTATCGGCACTTATTCTCATGTCATTTTCGGTTGTGGCCTTGCCAGTGTTGCCACTTGGGTAGATTTTTTGAATCAAATCAACCAATGGAGTGTTGTTGTACTGGGGAGTGAGCGCAAGAGTTTTTATAATCTCTTTATCTACACCTTTTGCGTCTGGGTTTGAGGCCAGGGCTTGTTCGTAGATTGCGTCAAACTTTGTATCAAAGTCTTTCTGCTTGCGTTCATTGGTCTGACTTTCGATGATTGGTGAATATTTAGCCTCTACTTCTGCTACGGCAATCTCAATAATTGAGGCGATAGCGTCGGGGTCGGTATCGGGGTATTTCTCAGTAAAAGCTTTAATAGTTGCTTTCTCTTCCTTTTTTGTTTGGGGTCGAGTAGCTTCTTTTAAGTCTCGCTTGAGTTCCTTTGCTTCATCCTTGAGAGATAAATAAACACTAAGTGGTACAGTCTCGTCTTTCTTTGGGGCTGGTGCTTCTGGTACTATTTCTGCTTCGATGGCATTGATAGAACCTTCGGCTGGAGCGATTGTTTCCGCTTCGGGAGTTACTGTGGTTTCATCCATAGTTTATACATTTTTAAGTAGATGCCCTACTAGTCATTAGTATCTCTTGCGAGCCAGCTGTACTTGCCGGAAAAAGTTTATAGTCCTCACGACTTGTTCTGCTAATATTATACCACGACTTAATTCGATAGTATGTCTCACGTGCAACCTAACGGAAAATCACACGCAAGACACACCACCCAATTAGGTGATGTGCTGGCCAGCTTCTTTCACTGCTTGTTCCAACTGATTAGATATTTCCTCCTCGGCGGCAATGTCCTGAAACTCAGCCAACAGGTCGATGTTGGCTTTGTACTTAGCTAAGTGCGCTAATAGAAAGTCTAAGGTAGGGTTTTCTGCACTGTACATTTTGTTTAATGCGCTAGCGCAGTTACTAACTAGCCTGTCGAGCATGGCCTTGCCTCCGTCTGACTTAAATAATATTTTTAAGTCTTGGATTCTATCTAGTTCATCAGCAAGAATCTCCACTGTTTCAGTCGAGATACCTGTTTGATTTTTGATTTCTTTAGCTGTTCTTTTCATTTAGAGCTTGGATAGCTACCTCGGCCAACACTTCATTTTTGTATTGATTTTCTAAGTCGGTAACTTTTAGTTGGTTTTCAATCAAGGCTAGTTCCGCTTCAAACAATTCCTTCATATCCTCATGTCCCTTGATTTCCACTTGTTTATCAGCGATTAGTTTATCTAGTTGTCCGATGGTTCGATACACATCGTACAAAGTGAAAGTACTAGCTGTTTCTTGAATCTTGGCAATCTGTCGCTTGATTGGTGATACTGCTGGAGCGTCTGCTTCTGGTTCAACAAACTCGTATTTAGGGACTTGTAGTTCCATCTCCTTCATTTGTTCTGCTGTTATCATATTGCTTATTTAACTAGGTTATAAAATCCACCAAACTTCGCCGCTTCTGTTCGAGCTTCGTCTTCACTATTCACTTGAGCCACTAGGTTAGCTCGTTTATCAAAGACTCGATAAGATACTTTTACTACTTCACCCTTTTCTACTTGTGCCTCTACTTCTTTTGGTAACTCATCGAGTACCACGCCTTCTACTTTCTTTGCCATAATTATATTTGATTAGTTGGTAATGGTAATTCTTGACCAGGGAGTTGTGCTTGTCCCATCATCCCTGAGGCTAAGCCCTGAGTAGTTGGTAAGCCTTCGCTGGCCAACTGTTCATTCATTTGAATATTCATATTTCTCGCTATGATTTCATCAAGTGAATCGATGTAAGCAAAGATTCTGTTGGCTTGGTCTAGGGTGATATTTTCTTGCTGATCACGTAGATAATCAACCATCTTTTGTTTGTAGGCATTGTTTGCCACTTCGTTTGGTTCAATATCTTCATTGGCTAGCAAGGCTTCGATGTCCCTAGCACACTCACTCATTATCTCTGCGTTAGTGTCATTTTTAGTGTCTAACATACGTTTTACTTCGTCAATATTAAAGCCGGCAATGGTCGCTTCCATCTCTCCGATTACTTTTTGGTTGTAGTTTACATCTCCAACCTTAGTTGATAAGAAAGTAAGTTTGTTTTTCTTTTGAGTTGTCTCCATCGTTTCCTCTGTTCCTACGGTAGTAACAACGACATTAAAATCAGCGTTGCGCTTGATGTCTTTCTTCGACACTTTCTTAAACTCAATACCGTTAATACCAATCATCTCTACTGCCACTTTGCCAGTCATGTGTTCGTCTAGTCCGTTCATGTATAACTGAGCAAAGCGTTGTTGACCATCTGCTTCACTGTCTCCGATAAGAGAGAAACGGTCTGAGGCATTTTGTTGATTGCCTTCGTAAATTCCCACCTTATCTTCAGTAGAGAGTCCACGTGTACCAGCATTGACACCTGAGTTAGTATCTACAATCGCCCCCAACTTGTCATACACTTCAATCGAGGTTGAGAGTGGAATGACTGGAAAGAATTTCACTGCTTTGTTGATGTCTATTCCCTCCTTAACTGGCATCAGTCCGTCTTTACGGAACTTCAACAGCGCTGGATTCTTAATAGCGGAAACATCAAACGCTTTCATTGGTCGGTTGATAGCTTCACCGTTGTCTAACATCTGGTTAATTGAGGTGGACTTAGCCATGATTACTTCACGTACTGTAGCGAGTGGTGCTGGTGTCCAAAACTGGCTAATCTCTGGGTAAGCGGCCACTGAGAAGAATGGATATAGATTAGTTGCAAAGATACTCTCTAGTTCTTGTATTCTGACTGCCACACCTCCACCCTGTTCAGTGACCAAACAGTAATAACGTGTCCCCTCGTAGGTGGTATACCACTCCCAGAACTTCCAGCGGTCTTTGGCGCTGATAACCGTGTCGTTAGCAATTAGTTTTACCCAGCGTGATTCTGCTTCTTTTTCTTCATTGGTCTTTTCACCTGTAGCGGTACTTGAAATAAGTTGGTCGGATTCTGTGCGTAAGTATAAGCCAGTGCGTACCCCTTCTTGGATTTGCTTTTTAGTCTTAATGATTCCACCACGCCCCATGTTAAAAGCTTTCTCGATGTCAGTTCCACCAACTGAGGGGTCGATAAGAAATTGGTAGGCCGATACGTTGGTTAGGTGTGAGTTGTAGCCACCGATAGAGTCAGCGTGATACTCAAAAATATACCGGCCATATTGAATAAGTTCTGTGCGAGCCAACATAACTTTATAGTTCCAGCGCCCGAGCTTTGCGTCTTTCTCTTTAATGGCATTAGCAATCTTAGCTGGCTTTAAGTCGGCCTCATCGCCTTTCTCATACTTGAAATTGTATGGTGAATTGATTTTAGAGAGGAAAGTGTTAACAAACGACACTCCCTCACCTAAATCTACGTTGTTACGCTCGCCATCTGATAGCATTTTCTGTAAGACCAGCTCATTTTTCTTCCATTCGGCCAATACTCCTTGTTTAGCTTTGCGGTTAAAGGCAATCTCTTCTAAACATTGAGCGGTAATATTGTCTCTAAGTGATTTTTTCATTAAAAAGTGAAGCCGTTAGCTAACATTTGTTATAATGTTGATATTATAACACATCATTTATACATCAAGTCACTATTTTTGAGTTCGTTAGCTTCAAAAGCATCGTAATCGAAGTCACTCACTTTGTTTTTCACTAAATCAGTGATGGCATATCTAAGTGCGTCACCAGCATGGTCATATCCTGACTCCGGTACGTTTGGAGAAAGTGTTTGTCCGTTCCTATCTGTGCGCCATAGATAATTATTATATTCTTTACGGATATTATTACTCCGGCGTGTGTATGAAATACGCTGGTCTTGTACCAACTGAATACCTTGTCGGATACTATCAGCTCCTTTTTGACAAGCTACGATTGAAATGCCGTAGCCGGCTATGTCATCAATACTTTTAGGTTCCGCACAATCTGCTATTGTGAGGGCTTTTTGAGGTTGAGCTAATAGAATATCTGCTATCTGTTTGTTTGATAATCCCTTAGTGTAGGTTATCTCGTCTAGTATCAATCCCCCATTGTGCCTGTAGACGGCTACAATGGCTGTAGGGTCGCAGTTATGAACTAACACACTATCGGCAAAAAACTCATGTTCTCCATCGATAGATAAATCATAGACTAACTCTTTATCTTTTAGACGCTGTAAGGATACTTGCACACTTTGTAGAGCATGAGTTTCTTTTGTAGTATGAGGATGATATAAAACTTGTTCCGCAGTTTTCACAAGTATATTCTTTTGTTGATTCTCTTGTGTTAGCTTTCTTTCGGCACAATGCGCCACAGAACTTCTGGTGCGTATTTGTTGGGTTGATTTCAATACCGCACTCACAACATGCCTTAATCCTTTCACTCGCTGTTGCAATACTTTTTTCCCTCCTTGACTGCCAATTATCTCTAGTAAATCCATATCTTGACCGGATTTCATCCATTCTCTCCTTTGAGATTTTTTGTAGTGTTTGATGTATTTCTGCGTGATGGCTGTTTGATACAGCGACAAGATTTTCGATATTATTATTAAGAGGGTTTTCATCAATGTGGTGAATAGCGTACTTCTCTGGTATCTCTCCCATAAGTTTTGTGTAGATGTCCCGATGTAGGATTCTGGTTTCAAACTTTCCTTTTGTTTTTCTTTTCCAATAGAAATAGTTTGGGTGTTTCCCATTTGGGTATCTTCTATATATTCTCCCATCAAATTCTGTTTCAATACGCATATAGTTTCTTTTTCATTAAGTTCGCAAACTTCTTTCCAGCCATTAGTAGTAAATATTCTGTGGTCTCCTGTTACTATTATAGGCTTTTGCAATCCAAAGTCAAGACTATACACCTCTCTATATCCATTATTTATAGACTGGTTTACTCTTCTAAAACCCTTTGTCGTCAAAACAAAATCACCGACATTAACGGTGTCTATCCTCTTACTGCCGTTCTCTGTAGCAACCATCGTTCCACCCCCAAGGCATGTATACCCGAAATCCATCCCGTAACGCTCTAGTACTGCTTCGTGCGGTACAGCGTCAATTTCAAGCCAATTACTGTATATTCTACCTTCTTGCGAAGATGGTTCACCAAGCCACTTTTGTTTATATAAAGCTGGTCGGTTGTCTCTATCGTCTTCCATTTCATCAAAGATAACTTTAGCCATCCAGCCGTACTTGATAGCGATGTCATAATTAACATTTATCAAAAGAGAGTTGGGTCTGCCTTCGATTACTAAACGTCTATGCACAGGGTCTTCTTCAAGTAATCGGTTATAAGTCCAAATTATCTGAGAGCCTTTTTCTCGAATAGTTGGTGTAAGTATTTCTATTGATGATTGAGTAATCGTCTGAGCTTCTTCTACCCAAGCAATGTTTACTCCTTCGATTGATTTTATAGACTGTTCGTTATGGTGCAATCCTTTAAAAATAAACTCCGAGCCAGTTTGTGAGTTAACGATAGTCTTATCAGTAACTTTAAAATCAGTTAACTTATACAAGTCAATCAAATCAGCTAGTAGTTGATGTGATGATTCAGCAATAGAGTTCTGAAACTCACGAGCGCAAAGGATACGTGTCTTTGCCATTCTTGCTTTGATTAGCAAGTAGCGAGCTACCGTGTGTGACTTTAGGGATGATCGCCCACCCCAGACAGCAGCTTCTCGCCAGTCATCATCTAACAAGCGTTCAAACTCCTCTGGTATTTCAATTACTGTTTGCTCCATTATCTCGTAAGATTTTAACTAATAGTGGGGTAAACTTATTACCGTCATCATCTTCTAGGATAGTTCTCTGTGTAGCTTTTCCAAATAACTGCTCCCAACAGAATTTAATCATATCCTTGTCTGGTTTGATTCCTTGTTCTAGGTCTCCAAAAGCTAGTAACTTTGCATTAGCGATAAGCTCATCCCTTTCCGCACCATTAAAAAAGTCAGTAACACGCAGTTTATTAGAAGAGCCAGTCTTTCTACCAGCACCTTCTCTTTCGCCTCCGTTCTGATTTTTATTCAGTTTGACAATTTCAGTATTCATACGTCAAGTATACACTATTTTATATTTATACCAGCAGAGAGAATCGAACTCCCTTAGACTCGCAATAGATTTTAATTCAACCAATAACCATATGAAAGAAAATGATTGAGAATAGTTCGTATAAGAAAAAAACTAATCTATCGGAGTTTTGAGCCTACGCTGGTAGGTGCCAGTGGTTAGCTGGCTGTGATGGCGTGCCTGTGGGGAAGTTGTAAATTGGAACAAATCCTAGACAAGAGCAACCAAGCTATATTTATCCTCCCCTCTACAACGGCTTTGGTTACCAAAGAGTAACTCCCCCAACGACACACCATCACATTCGTCGGGGAATGAGTCCGACAATTTTGTACTAGTAGTCGACACTAGTACGGGTTTATTATAGCACGAGACAGGTGGTTGGCTAGCGCTCTTTGGTGTAGTTATTACCTAAATAAATACTTCCATAATTATTATCTTGCCATTCTTTGTAGCTTGTTTCTCTGATCACTATGTTATCCATCTCACAAGCCAGCTTGTCTGTCCTCACTATTGATTCGGATAGTTTACCCGCACGAGAACTGCACCCATAGCCCCTAGCTACTTCATTTATAATTTCAAATCTCAACTCATTCAAGAGTTTAATTTTACGACCTAAAGCGATGTGTTCATTGATGGTTAGTTTGGGTGTTTTATATGGCATAGTTTATGTGTTATTTTTTATTATGTATATTTTATCATACATAATAATTTAACGCAAAATAAGGGTTTTCTTCTCCTAAAAAAAGTATACATATATTGCTAGGGCGCAAGCACTTGAACTCCATACCGTATATATATATTTATATATTTATTTATTTATTGAGTTTATAGAAAAAAACTGTCCATCTGTCCCGACACCATACAATAACCTTATTATTAGCCATATAGTGCGGGACACATCCAAAAAAGAACTGTCCCGCTATCTGTCCCGACACCCCTATCTGTCCCTGTACTTTACATAAAAAGTATTGTACAGTGACTAAAAGTACCACGTGAAACGCACCTCGGGACATATCCTCGGGACATATAGACTTTCTATCTGTCCCTGACAAGACAATAAAAAAACCACCTTGTAAAGGTGGTTTTAAGCCCCTACCACTCCGCTATACCCACTCGTATCGGCGCTAATTCACCACTAGCAAACTCATGCCCCTTCTTCAATATTATCCCCTTATACCCCCTGACTGTGTCACTCTTGCCTGTAGCTGTGTTCTTAAATTCCGGCAATCTTGTTGTTAGAAGTTTCTTATTGAAACCTCTAACAGACAACTGCTTATTATAATTTTTAGGATATTCAGCTACAAAAGAGTTACGCATCTCCTCATAAGAGTAACGAACAATACTGACATCATCCTTAACTGGTTCAAAATGATCGGAGAGAAAAGAACTAAAGTCATCTGACGTAAGTGAGTACTCCCTCTTTCTCTCCTCTTCACCACCAATCACTGTCATAGCACCCATCTTAGTCAAATCACTATATCCTCTTAACATTCGATTAAGTATCCCCGACTTTTCGCTTACTAAAATCTTTCTCTTAATTGTTGGGTCAACAATTCCCTCCTCGTAAAAAGAGCGATGAAAGACTATGTGCCGATACCTTCTATCCATACCAACAGGCATATGGTCTGGCATTTCGTTAATAGAAAGTACTACTTTTAAAGTGTTTTTAACAAAATCATCACCCTGTATACCTTTGCGTTCAATACGTAACAATTCTCCAGTAATGAGATTCTGAAAGAACTCATTAATATTAGAAGTTTTTGGATTTGCTTCATCAAACCAGCAAAGGTTTTTATTTGCTAAAGTAGAGCCTATGAAACGCTCACTTCCACCCTGTAGAGATGTTAGTTGAAGTGGTACAGCCTTCTTCCCTAGCATGCTCATCCATATCTCTGCTAGCATAGACTTACCGCAACCTTTACGCCCTTCCATTATCAGACAAGAGTGCTGATCAATACTATCAGTCAATAAGTAACCGCTAAACTGGTCAATTACTCGTACTTGATCGCTAGGCATCTGTACATCAACATCTAAAAAAGTATCATAAATTGGACACGTTGCCTCCGTTTCATAATCAGTATCCATTTTAGATAATGATAACCGACTATTACTGTGTGGTTGTAGTTCTTTAGTAATCAGATTTAGCCAGCCATTTTTTACATGAATCCAGCCAGCAGGGAGAGAGAATGAGTCCATCATTACCCCATCGGCATCATTACTTGCTCGATACCGATTAAGAACAGTCTTAGCAAAGGCTTCATTGGCTGACTCCACTAATCCTTCATCAATCAGTAATTTAATTACTAAACTTCTAACTTGTGAAAAAGCTAACTCTCTATAAATACCTTCTACTTCATCATAATTCCAATATACTTTATCGTTAGTCATTTCATATAATAAACATGGGTTCACCTGCTTAAAATAATTATGAAAAGCTAAAAGATAAATAGTTCTTTTATTTTTAAGTTTCTTTTTCCACTCGTCATCACTCCACTTTTTTTCAGCTAAGAGCGCTAAATATTTATCACGCTCCGGGCACTCAATAACACTTGACTTCACCGCCACAACCTTACTCTCAGGTTCACCATACTTATCAATCAGCCACATGTAAGCCTGCTTAGTGCTAATACCTAATACGCCAGCTACGTATGTCACTGGATTACCTTTATAGGGAAATTCCTCACTGGTAGTAGCGATATAGTTCCTGTTACCACTCCGACCAATGAATGTGCCAGTAGCTTGACCATTCCAAACCATCCGACCAATCGTATCGAAAGAAACAACAGCACCCTTCTGCTTCCAAGCGTCAATTGCCGCTTGCTTCACATCATAATCTTCTGTCTCACTACTCTCAGCTACCGCTACCACCTCCTTGTATTCTGGTGGCATAGCAGTTAATAACTCCTTAATGGTATAGCGTGTATCATCTTCACTAATCACCTTCACCATGAAAGGATGTTCTGGTTGTTTTTTATGCTCATGTCCCGGCAAACGCATTAAGCGCAATACATCCATCGCACCGCTATCCGAACCATAGTTATTATGTATAAAGCGATGCACCCCCTCAACTTGTTTAATCAATTCCTCACGATTATTATCATCCACCAAAATACTTTCCTCCAACATCCAATACAAGTGCCAACCATTGCCGCTTTCCACAATATAAGTCGGAGTCGGCAAGTCATCTATATCAAGCATAAATTGCTTAAAATCCGGCTTACCTGTTCCAGTCGCTCCACCTTCTTTAGGCTTAAAATCCCAATCAGCAAAGACGGCGTTGATATGCGTAAGGTTTTTTTTAAGTCTCTCATCATGGCATCCGTTGGGGGTAAAAAAAGGCGCTCCTTCTGGGTATAATGTTTGGGTGAACGGACTAGTGAAGTTATCGAGAAACATGTGAATAATCTATTTGACCTTATAATAAAAATAGTATAGCATGTCGTTATGACAATACCAGTAATACAAGAACGTAGGGTGTGTATAAAGCCACGTCTTGCCGAAAAGAGAGCCGAGTTAATTTGGTCATTAGCCCAGCAAGCATACTCCGATGAAGATGTCGGTGCAATTTTTAATGTATCAAAGCAAAGAATACAGACAATCAGAACACAAATGCCGGCCAATTGGAAGTCACCTTGGATTAAGATTAAATAGTATGAATAAGCTATGCCCAATATGTAGAGCTGAAAAAAACCCACACAAGATTGTCTGCGTTAAGTGCAAGGGACTACCAATCAAAATCACACTTGACTGTGAGTCTTATCCGAAAACCAATAAACACGGAAAATAATTATGACCATAGATACAAAACACGATATCTGCCCACAGTGCTTATATGTAAAGTGCAAGACATCGAAGTTGTGTCAAAAATGTTTTTTACAAAATAAAAAAGGTACTAAACACTCAAAAGAAACAAAAGCTAAAATGTCATTAGCTCGCAGTGGTGAAAATAATCCCAGATGGAGTGATAATATTAGCTACAGAGGAATACATCATTGGATTTCTAGATGTTTAGGAAAACCAAAGAAATGTGTAAATTGCAAAAACACTGAACTAAGCCATCGTCAATACCATTGGGCAAATATTAGTGGAAAATATAAAAGAGAAATATCAGACTGGCAAAGAATGTGTGCAAGTTGCCATAAATATTTTGATAAAAAACAAAAATGAAATCTGTAACAATTTATTCTATTTCTCCGGATAGAGGTGAAAGGTATGACACTATCCGACCCGAAAAAGTAGCCGAGACGATTAAGAGGTTAAAGAACAAGGGGGCGTTGAATATTAAGGTAATCAGTGGATAACTTCCCGCCATAGATACACACTTGGTGTATACTTAAATCAACTATCTGGCGAATAGTTACATTATAATTCAAATAAATAATCATATTAAATATGGCACTAGGCAAAGAAAAAGAAGGAGGTAACTATATTAGCTTCAAGCCTTCAATCGGAAGACTTACGATTAAATCAGAGCAATCAAACCCCGAAGCGAAGCCACGTACTTACAAGGACTCTAAGACAAACGAAGACGTGACAGTCTATGAGCAACGCTTTCAGTACATTAGCGGTAAAATTGTCGGCTTAGAGGTGGACACGGCTGGTGAATATGGAGCGCAATTAAAAATCACGATACGTGATGATGGCGATGATTATACGTTTCCGGTTGCGCTCAACAAGTCTTGGGGCACTAAGGTAGCCGAAGCGGTAGCTGGTGCCAAGCTTGATGAACCGCTACTCTTCACAGCGTATGGTGATTTCACTACTACCGAAGGTAAAGAGATTCAAGCCGGTGTATCAGTCCGACAGAACGACATCAAGCTTGGTTCACACTTCAATGAGAAGGTGGGCGACACTTGGACAATCAAAGAGAATTATCCGGCTTTTCCGGATACTGATAAAATCCCAGACAAGGCTAAAAATCCAGCCAAGTACACGAAGTTCTGGGCAGACCACTACTTCACTATCTCCGAGTTCCTCGCTGATTGGTTTGAGAAGAACATGACGATTGAATACACTCCAGTCGCTAAAGCTGAACCAGTAGAAGCAGAAGAAATTGGCTTCTAGTATGGCACTAGGTAAAGAACCGCCTCTGTTCCGCTGTCGGTGCAGTGCGCTGGGTAAGCTAATGACACCAGCTAAGACGAAGACCGGCTTGTCAGAGACAGCCAAGACTATGCTAGTGGAGTGGTACAAGGAGCAACTCTACAGCCGACGTCGTCAAGTAGATAGCAAGTACATGACCAAAGGAAACCTTTGTGAGGACGATTCCATCGCCATGCTCGACCCGACGTGGGTCAACAACAAGGAGCAGTTCGCGAATGACTACATGCAAGGTGAACCAGACGTTATCACTGATACTCACATCATCGACATCAAGAACTCATGGGACTTCATGACGTTCCCTCTGTTCTCCAAGGTGTTACCGAGTAAGGATTATGGTTGGCAGGTATTAGGCTACATGGAGCTTGTGGGACGGCAACATGGAGCCGTCATCTACACGCTCATGGATACCCCCGCAGAACTTGTGGCTTACGAGTACAAGAAGGCTGGTTACAATAGCCTGCAAGTCCCAGATGACTTCAAGGCTCAGTTCCAATACGCCCACCTACCAAAGAAGCTACGAGTCAAACGGTTCGAAGTGGAGTATGACGCTGAGAAGGTCGAAGCCATCAAGCTCAAGGTAGACGAAGCGCGGAAGTTCCTCGCTTGCCTAACGTTCTAATTATGACATTACAAGACAGACTCATAGCCTACGTCACAGCTAGTAACTGTCTTGTCTCGTTAGAGAAACTTTTAGTGGTAGCAACTGCTAAAGGTTTTTCTGAAGGAGAGGTCTTAGCGGCGCTCAGTGACGTTGGAAAGAAACTCAAGAGTACCGTTCGTGGCAATCAAGTCTATTACCAGATACCGCCAGCCATCAAGACCCCGATTGACCACCTGCAATGGTTACGTGCGAACTACCCCCCGATGACTCCAGAGACCGATGGCAGTGGTATAGATATCGACCTGTCTTGGATGTTCCTCAAGACCAAGGAGGAGCGCGACGACTTCAAGGCGCTAGCGAGTGGCAGACCGGTATATATGATGAAAAAAAATTATGCAAAGCGAGGCTGATGTTCAAAAAGCCATTTGTCACTATCTTGAAAAGCAGGGTTATTTGTTCTGGCGCTTTAGTCCCGAAACGTATAATGCTAAGTTAGGTATTCACATTAAACATCGGTTTGTCCCTAATGGACTCCCTGACTTAATGCTGATAAAAGGTGGAACCCTCATAGGTATTGAGGTAAAAAATGCAAAGGGTAAACCATCAGCAGGACAGCTTATCATGCAAAGAAGATTCAAGTTAAACGGCGCAGAGTATCATATTGTCCACTCTTTAATCGAAGTTAAAGACCTTGGATTGTAGTTATCCCCAGCCTCCTCTTGCGTACCCTAACGCTAGGGTATATACTCTAAGGGTAAGGGAAGAGCCTTACCACTAATATATCTAAGCAATATGTACAACGACGAACTAGACGAAGACTTGAACGAGGACGAAGTAGCCTACAAAGAAGAAAGAGAAGAAGATTATGCCGAGAGTTATCAGCACCTTAGCGAATAAATTATGGAGCATTTAATCGATGAAGACGGGGCGAACACAATCAACGCTGAGACTGCCAATGAAGAGTTTGATGAAATAGAGCTAGCAACTAATAACGAAACTGTATACTAATTATGCGAATCACAATAGTAGTCGAAGAATTAGCACGAAATTATGAGGTAGAAGCCGACATCGAAGTTGACTGGACATGGATAGTGGGAGACATGATTGACTCGATTCAGAAGACTAGAGGAGATTACGAGATGCCATTGTTTTCTGGTACGAGGGATGCGTTAGATAAGTTGAAAATATGATGTCAAATAACCCAATCGACGTGAACGCAGTCAACGTAAATAGTACTACTACTAATAAGAACCAAGCCGCCGTTGCTCTTGGCTCAATCAAGTCCGCCAAGAAAGCCGAAGCCTCACGCAGGAACGGTCTGAAAGGTGGGGACAACCGAAAAAAGAATAATAAATGATATATGAATATAAATAAATACGTATACGACAATCCAAAGAATGAAGACGGAAGCGACAAAGAGAACGAATCGCTAGGAGATTTTGAAATTATCTACGGAGATATGCATGACTACTCCTTCTCTGTACTTGCAATAGATAACCAAAACGGAAGAATCTACAACATAGTTGGGGATGAGGTGTCTGGTCGTTTTGGCAACAAAAACGCTGGTACGAAATGTAGAATGATTGAGGTTGTCCTACATCGTCCGTTTGTTGCTTAAACAAGTAACAGAAGGATGGGTGGTTCATGGGGGATAGAGGCGTTAGAGGACGCACTACAAGAACTAAGGGACTCGCCTTAGTTTTCCCCACGAGCCACTCATCACAGACCCCCAAAAACATGGGGATAACCGCAAAAAGAAGATTACAAATAATATATAATTTAAGTATGAAATTCCAACGAGTGTATAAAAACGGAAAGCTAGTTAAGGTTTATAAGGACGGGAAGTTAATTATTAAGTAGGTATGAAATTTCAAATAACAATTGAAGAAATTGAAGAAAGTGTAGAAGGTGTAGACAAGAAATATCCAAACTCTATGACTGTCTATAGACAAACTATCGAAGCAACAACAAATCAAGTTATAAAAGACGTAGTGGCGGTCGCTAATGGTTTAACTTCTAAGTAAAATGAACAAAAACATCGAACGAGTTACTTGGGAAAACAGCATTGAACACCACCCCAATTACGAACTCCGCAACAACATTATGATTATCCTAGGCATGTTAGCGGTAGCAGTATTCTGCGCTGGGGTAGTGGTTTATCATTGGAAGATTGGTTAATTAAATAATTATGAAAACCCTATACAACCTAGAAGTCGGAGATGTGGTGAGTGAAGGTGGAATAGAAATAACTGTTCTTGAAGTACTAACCCAATCTTGTTTGTTGAGTAATTATAAAAATACTACAACTAACTCTTGGTACAAATTTAAAGAACTAGAAAACCTTGGCTACACTGTCAAGCCTAAAGCAGAGGAGAAGTGGGTGCCTGAGTATGGTACAACGTATTACTTTGCTGATATAACTAACCCTGGTAAGTACAATCTCTCTGTATGGTTTAATTACAAATACGACAAACACCGCCTCGCCTACAACCTAGTATTCAAAACTAAAGAAGAAGTGATTGCTCGGACGGATGAGATATTGGATAAGATTAAGTAATTTATGACACCAAAACCATTAGCAATACTAGCAGGAATCATAATTGGCTCATTCCTTTGCTGGATAATTGTAAAAATCACATGATTAACGACACTGTAGAGGAACTAACTATTAAAGCCTCGTTTGCACTGCTTGATGCAGTCGAAAAGTTTCGAGTGAGCCATGACCCCACCCTTGTCGTTGATAAAGTCTTAAAGCCGTTCCTCACCACCGCCTACAACAAGGGAGTTGAAAGGGGGAGCGGAAACAACTTAATAATTGCTATGGGAATGATGTCTGAAAATATGAAGAGACAGGCATTAGGACAATCTTTGGCATATATCGAAGAAGACTTTGTAGCCCTTACCCTTTTATCAGAAGTTTAACTATAATGAGTTCTGAAAAAAGTAATTAACACTAAGTACCTAGATAACACCATGAGTCAGATAGAAGACTTTATTAGAGAAGAAAGGAGAATACCAAGGTCTAGTGAAAGTGATTATCTTGGCTACAAACTAAATGTAATCATCGAACTGATTAAAGAAAACTAACATGAAAGAAACACTACTACAGCATGAACTTATGCAAAATAAACCCACCACTATAGAAGATGTTGTAGAAAAACTTGCAATGGCTCTTACTCATGGAGAGCTAGGAATCTATGCTAGAAATGAAAAATTTGTTCGAAACATCATTCAAGCTATTCTCCAATCCCAAGCAGAGCAGAATGAGAGAGAGAAGAGGGAGTTGGTGATGGAGATACATGATTTTCTATTGGGGTACTGTGGCAAGAAAGATTGTTTAAGAGGTCAATGCCAAACGGTTCATATCCGTAGAAATGCATGGAAAGAAATAAAAACCATCGCCCAAAAGTACGGAGTAGACACTCAAAGCCAGACAGGGAGTTAACACCTTCCTAGTCTGCCTTGGAGGCAGAGAGATGGTTGGTTCATGTCTTTATATCACGGAGACTTACTTGAGTGCACTTGAGTGAGAAGCTTATCGCACCATGAGTGCGAAATGTCGATATAAAGACGTGAGTCAATCATCAGAGTTCATTAGTTGTTGGAGTCGCTAAAAGACTCAACCGTATACGTTGTTGGGGACTATGGTTCCCCGACTCCAACAGCCCGTGAGCTGT